ACCGATCCAGCTGTACCGGGAGTTCCAGAGACGAGGTCAGTCGCCGGAGACAGTGTAACGTTCAGGCGAACCTCGTGGTACTGAAGGGCGATCAGAGGCAGCGCGAGACCGGGGTTACGGCAGAACCAGAACTGGAGCGGGATGTAGAGGATCGCAGGGCGGCCACCGCACGACACAGCAGATGTCGTAGAGCCACCAAGGTATCCGCCAAGCATGCTGTCCATCTTGACGGAGTTGTCAAAGTTAGAGGTCAGGTTCTCCCAGAGGAAGAGCCACTCACCATAGTGAGTATCCATAATCTGTCCACCAATCTCCACCTCAATCTTCTTGAGGAGCTGGTAGCCAAGGCGACGCTCCCATGCAGCCGACCACTTGACGCCAGCCGTCGTCGTGTCGGGGAGCTGAACCTCGAGGTATGTCTTGTACATCAGGTCGGCGTTGCGGTTCACAACGGCCACGACGCGCTGTCCGTACTGAGGTGCGCCAGTGAAGTTGACACGGAAGGCCTCCATTGCGAAGTTCGTGTGACGCTTGTAGAGCACCTTCCAGAAGGTGATGTGGGGATTTCCCGAAATGTAGGCATCCTGAGCACCATATGCGACGAGCTGAAGAAGACCACCGCCCATTATGTTTATTCTCTGCGAGGATATATTCTTCTGGGTTTGACACAATGGCAAGGCGCCTTAATCAAACACGAAGGTTCTGCAAGTGTATCAAGAAGGTAAGGGGTACGTTCCGAAATGAAAAAGGACCAATTGCTGTTTGCGTAAAGTCTGTGTTATGGACACAGGGTAGAACTCTCAAGCGGTTCACGTGTGGAAGGAATGGAAGGGTTGTCACGCAGAAACGGACTCGAGTGCCTTCTTAGCGGCCATCTGTTCTGCTTTCTTTCGCGTAGTACCTTCTCCGTACTCGATCGTATTCCCCCTGAGGATAATGCAGACTCGAATTCGTCCATCGTCGTATGGGTCTAGCATGGTATAGGTCGGTGTGGTTCCATATTCGCGCTGGCAATACTTTTGATAGATGTCCTTGTAATTTGTAACTGTCGTCACCACGTCTTGAATGTCTAGATAGGCCTCCAATACAGTGGTTACGAATGAATATACAATGTCAAACCTGTTTCCACAATCAGTCCAGAGTGCGCCGATGAAGGCTTCAAAGATGTCGCCGAGTTTCTGAATGTTCTTGCGTCCATTGATAGCAACAGACTCTTCATTGTGGCGAGAGATGACATAGTACGTGTCTAGCCCAACCTTCTGGCAAAGAACGCCAATCCGTTCATTGTTGACTAGCTCTTTGCGAGCATCTGTGAGGAATCCCTGCTTCTTGTCGGGGTACTTCTTTCGCAGATAGGTAGCCACACAGACACCTAACACGGAATCACCCTCAAACTCAAGACATTCATACGATTCATCCTGAAGCGGCATGACGCCAGAAGGACAAGCAGCTAATGCTGCGGGTCGTCCATCGGGAGTAGTGTATTCAGCACGCTTCACATAGGTTGTGTGAACCATTGCGACCTGAAAGACTTTGGGATTTGAAACTCTGTAGTGCGGTAATCCATGCCTATGTAGGACTCGGTGAATGTCCTGCTCCTTAAATGCTCGGTTTCGAGGATTATACGGAGAATACGTATCCATTGCTTTGTCGTTTCCTCGGCGTTCTTTTATCCGTTTTTCTACACAATGGGAGCAGCGAAGTCTATGTGCTATAGTGAAGTACTCGATCCATTACCGCCAGTGCCGCCGCCCAAAGTACCCGAGATCTCCGACATTCGTTACTACAAGCCATGGAGAAAGGACATGGCAGTCGGGCTCGTCTTCTTCAACCCAGCAAAGTCCAAGCGTATGCTGATGAACTATCTGTACACAATTGAAAAATTGAAGGTAGCAAACATCCCGTACTATACTCTTGAATTGGTGTTTGACAAGTGCGAACCTGAGATTCGCGACGCTCACCATGTCTATGCAAAGTCAGTGATGTTCCATAAGGAGAATCTCTGCTCTATTCTTGAAAGCAAAATCCCTTGGTGGTACTCCAAGGTTGTGTTCCTAGATGCCGACATCGTCTTCGGAAATTCCGATTGGTATTTGGAAGTCTCAAGTGCTCTTGAGGAGAATGATGTAGTTCAGCCGTTCTCATCTGCGGTCTGGCTTGATATCACCTATACCAATGTAGTCCAGGAGCGCCAGTCAGTTATCTACATGGATAAAACAAAGACCTTCGATCATAAGTACCATCCGGGGTTCGCCTGGGCGTTCCGTCGTAAGTGGTACCGCAAGAATGGCTTCTTTCAATATGGAATCACTGGAAGCGGCGATACAATCTCTGCAGCCGCGTGGTTAGATATCAAGTTTCCGGAGACCTACTTGAAACCAGCATTAGTGCCGGCTTACAAGGAGTTCTGTAAGAATCCTCTTCCTAGAATTACGTGTACGTCAGGGTCAGTGTATCATCTGTGGCATGGAACGCATAAGAACCGCAAGTACGTGGACCGTCATGTCATTCTTGACGGAATTAAGGACGTACGAACGATCATGCGTCCATCATGGAGTGGAGTTATGGAGTTTAGCATTCGTGGTATTTCCGACAAGCTGAAGACTTATTTCCTCGAACGCGAGGATGATGGCGTCTAGCGTTACTTCTTATACACAAAAGCTGCAAGACGCTCTCTTATCGGATTTTCGTTGATTTCAGTCTCTGTCTCGGGAATTTCAGGCGGTTGAACCCACATCTCACCATCAATCATATCAAACAATATCCGGTTACTCTTGAGTGGAACACTGAAGAACTCGCGCTTAGGGTGAATTCTCTTACCAAACGCTCCCAAAGCTTTATGTAACTTTTGCTCCTTGTCGCGAGCATCGGTCACTCTCTTTGCGAATTCAAGTTTGAAGGTTGGAAGAGCCCATGTACATCCATTTGCGTCTTTCAGTCTCTCCAATGGAGTCTTGTCTGTATACCCAACCTTGAATGTCTCTACGGGCAGCGATGAATTTGAAAAAACATAGATATAGCCTTCTGTCATAGTTGTACCAATCTGTGTCAAGTAAATACATTCTAGAACCACTTAAAAATATTGTGTTGTGAAGAGTCATATCATTGATGGTGAAGCCCCTGTTCACTCTGGCGACTAGACTACTTAGCACGCACGGCTCGTTCGTATGTACGGTATCAAGGATCCGGAGTGGGTTTCTCCCTCGTGAAAACTTGGATCAAGCAAAACAACAATTAGCAGAAATTCAGCGAACCCTTCGCGAGATTGAAGAGACTCTCAAGCAGGATCAGTCTCGCTTAGCAACCTTGAGCTCAAAACCGTAATCAGTTTCCACCATCTTAGCCTCTTGGCGACGCACAATCTCATTCATCAACTCTTCTGCTGGCTCCTTTGGAAGCAGGTCCTCAAGATACGACTTGAGTTCCTTCTTGGAGAGAGTCCAGCCCTTCTTCCACTGATTTGGCTGTTTAACACTAAACACCAAACCAGATGTCTTGAGCTCAATGTTGGTCGGTAGGTTCTTCTCACTTGCATACAGTGCTGTAAGGTCAAGCTCAACTGTACGCCTCTCATCACGAAGCTTGGTTGCATTGGCATTGACCTCATTCAAACGCTTGCTAACATCCGCGTAACGCGAGAGAGTCTTCTTAAGTTCCTCCATTTTGTATTTGTTTCTTCTTGGTTTAAAAGTATCCATTTTCTAACAAGGAGATGTCTTGGTTTGACGAAGATGAAATGAAAGGCCTTGTAAAAGCCTACAACAAGGGTGGCAAGAACCCGATCACCGCAAAAGAACCGACGAAACAATGGGAAGAATTGAAAAGCCGCCTTAACGAGAAGTGTTCTACAGGAGAGACCGAGTGTATCGTGTCTGCTCTTCTGCAAAGACCCAAAGCTCCTAAGCAGTGGGCTGTTAACCGATATGAGTGGCTCTCCTCAGATGATATTGACCATGTTGAGAAGAACTATGAGGAGTTGTTTCCTGATTATATGTTTGTTGGATGTGTTCCCATTGACTTTGACTTAAAGTCGGATGAGACAAATCAGTGTCTTGTGAGCGCCCTTTGCTCCATGAAGCTTCCTGAGATGTACAAGGCAGGACACCATCGAATTGGAATTGTCTTCAACACCGATCCTCACGATGGACCCGGTGAGCACTGGATTGCCCTGTTCTGCGACATTCGCCCCGAGCTTGAATTTGCTCACGTTACCTACTTTGATTCGTACGCTCAGTCTCCGGAGCCTGAGATCAAGGTTCTGATGCGTAGGTGGAAGGAGCAGTGGGACAAGACCGGTATTCACCCGCAGGGTATGAAGATGACGTTCAATACGACGAGGCATCAGTTCAAGGATTCGGAGTGCGGAATGTATTGCCTGTATTTCCATTACGCATCGCTGTTGGGTATTCCGATGTATGAGCGTATTCCCGATGATGTTGTCAATTCCTATCGCAAAATGTTGTTTAGAGTTCCAAAAGAAAAGTCAGACAAGAAACAATGAAGGCACTCCTTGTAGCCATACTTCTTGCGATTCTTGGATATGTCATTTGGATCGAATTCGTAGACGAGCCAAAACTGACTGGACCTCGCAAGAGGCTTTGTGATTACTATGTGACCGGTTCTGTCTTTGAGGAGCCCGCTGCTGCGATTGCAAGGGGTGTTCGTTTACTTGAGGTCCATGTGTATTCGGATGAATCAGACCAACCCATCGTCGCGAAGAAACCCCTTAATGAAGGATATGATTACACCTATGATAACTGGACTTTTGAGTCGGTATGCGTCCAGCTGAACGATGCATTTCCTAGCCCAGACCCCATGATTCTTTCCATCGTACCCCATACAACGAAAGGCACAACGTTGAATAGGATCGCATATCACCTGAAGACAACCGTTCGGAAGCACCTCATTGGAACGAGAGACGTTCATTCTGCTCCTTTAGATTCACTTGCTGGTAAACTCATCATTGTGTCTGGAAGTACGCAGGGTTCGGAGCTTGATGAACTTGTCAACCTGTCTTGGTCTGAGTCAAAGCTTCGTCGCCTAACCTACCAACAGGCGATTCACTCTCGCGACCAGAAGGAGCTCGTGGCTTTCAATCGCAATGCCATCAGCATGGTCGCCCCGGATACATCCTTTAAGAAGTCGGGTGTCAATCCAGAGACAATCGCCGCGTATGGCTGTCAGTGGATTCTCTTTGACACAGGACGAAAGGGATTCGTAGAAAAGCCAGCTGGGCTACAGTAAAACTTCTTGTTGAGTAAACAAAATGGCAAATAAGTGGCTCGCTCACGTGAAGAAGACGATGAAGTCCCACAAGGGCATGAAGTTCGGACAGGTGCTGAAGATGGCGAAGAAGACCTACAAGGGTGGCGCGGATGTTGCGCCGCACACGGACTTTGGCGGCAACGCGGACATCTCGTCTGCCGGCCCCAACAGCTCTAGCCCGTTCCACCCGTCCGATGCCGCCCCGGTCGGTGGCCGCCGCCGCAGCCGCAAGACGCGCCGTGGAGGCCGCCGCCACTAAAAACGGAATCTATCAAGGCTAGCAAGTAGCTCTCATGGATCCGCCAAAGACTCGTCGCGAGTCAAAAAAGACAGCAAAGGAGAAGAAGGCAGATGTCTATTCTGCTCGACACACTCGGAATGTCCTCGCTCATTCCGCTCGTTTGATGGCTCAATCACAACCTAAAAAATCAAAGTAATCTAGAGTGAGTAATTCTAAAGGTCTTTCTACGATCGCGGTCTTTCGTGCGACCACCAGCAGTTTTGCGGCACGTTTTTCCATGGTACGTATTCTTAGAGCACCCGCTCTTGTAATACGCAACATGTGCTGCATACCCCTTAAAGCTTGGGATAGGTGACCCAGTTTTTTTCGATAACACACTC